CGCTGACGTCGCGCTTCTCAACGGATGGGCCGCTCGAGAGGGGAAGATCCCAGAGCTCCCAGGACCAACGGAACACCAGGCGCTCGGCGGTGCGCCGGAACCGTTTCGCGAAACTCAAGGGACGACCGTGCGTCGTCGTCGCGAGCGGGCCTAGTCTTACCGCGCAGGACGTCGACTACTGCCGCGATCGCGCGGCGGTGATCGTCGTCAACGACAACTACAAGCTCGCACCCTGGGCCGACGTGCTCTATGCCGCGGACCCGGAATGGTGGGATCTCCACCAGGGCGCGCCGAGCTTTCAAGGATTACGAGTAACGCAGGACGCCGGAGCCGCTCGACGGTGGCGCCTGCATTACATCGAGAGCGTCGACCGGCAGGGCTTCTCGCTCGAGCCTGGTCGCATACATCGCGGCGACAACTCGGGATTCCAGGCATTGAACATTGCCGTCCTCTCGAGCTGCGCGCCGATCGTCCTTCTCGGCTTTGACATGAAGATGTCGGGCTCGAGGCGGCATTGGTTCGGTGATCATCCAGGCGCGCTCAATAAGGGCTCGCCGTATCAGGTCTTCGCGTCGGCCTTTAACGAGGCGGCGCAACGTCATCCAGAGTTCGAGATTTACAACGCAACACGCGACTCGGCGCTTGAATGCTTCCCGCGGGCAGCACTCCGAGACGTGATCTAACAGGAGAGAAAAAATGTCCAAGGGCAATACATTCGAGAATGACCTGATGAAGCTGTTTTTCCAGGGAACGGCGATCGCCAACCTGGCAGACAACGCGGCAAGCTCGCCGAATACCAACCTCTACGTCTCGCTGCACACCGCCGATCCTGGCGAGGCAGGCGACCAGACGACGAGCGAGGCGTCATACACCGGCTACGCTCGAGTCGCCGTCGCGCGCACCTCGGGCGGCTGGACCGTGACGAACAACTCCGTCACGAACGCCGCAGCGATCACCTTCCCACAATGCACCGGGGGCTCGAACACGATCTCCCACTTCGCGGTCGGTACGGCCTCGAGCGGCGCAGGGAAGATTCTCTACAAGGGCGCGCTCACCGCGTCGCTCGCCGTGTCGAACTTGATCATCCCGGAATTCGCCTCGAGCACCCTCACGATCTCCGAGGAATAATCGAACGTGGCAACGATCGTCACTCGCGCGGGTAAGGGCGCCGCTCTTACTCACCAGGAAGTCGACGCCAACTTCACCGGCCTCAATACCGAGCTCGGGCAGAAGGAGGTCGCATCGAACAAGGGCGTCGCCAATGGCTACGCCTCCCTCGATGCCGCCGGGAAGGTTCCGTCCGCGCAGCTTCCGTCCTATGTGGACGATGTTGTCGAGGTCGCGAACTTTGCGTCGCTCCCTGGTACGGGCGAGACGGGCAAGATCTACGTCACGATCGACACGAATAAAACCTACCGATGGACTGGCTCGACCTACATCGAGATCAGCGCCTCGCCGGGCTCGACCGACTCGCTCGCGGAAGGGTCGACAAATCTCTACTTCACCCAGGCTCGAGCTCGCTCCTCCGTATCCGCGTCGGGGTCGTTAAGCTACAACAGCTCGACGGGCGTGATGTCTTTCTCTGACGCGGTCACCTCGGTCGCCGGTCGCACGGGCGCGGTCACGCTCACCTCGAGCGACGTCGGCCTGGGTAACGTCGAGAACAAGAGCTCCGCGACGATCCGCGGCGAGATTACCTCGAGCAACGTCACGACCGCGCTCGGGTTCACGCCGTACAACGCGACGAACCCTTCGGGATATATCTCCGGCAACCAGACGATCACGGTCTCTGGCGATGCAAGCGGCTCCGGCGCGACCTCGATCGCGCTCACCCTTGCGAACTCTGGCGTCTCCGCAGGCACCTACACGAAGGTCACGGTCGACGCGAAGGGTCGCGTCACAACTGGCGCCTCGCTCGCGTCCGGCGATCTGCCGACCTACACCGGCACGATCACCTCGAGCCAGGTCACGACCGCGCTCGGATATACGCCGTACAACAGCAGCAACCCGAGCGGCTATCAGACAGCAGCCAACGTCAGCGCGTTTTTCGGTTCGTCAACAACCAGCGGAACGCTCGACTGGAACGATGTCAGCAATACAAAGCCTGGCGCATACGGGACATTGTTACTGGGTACTGCCACAAACGGACCCGGTGGCGGGAACTACTATCATCCGGTTAATTTTGAGTACGGCAGCAAAGACGGAACGGGCAACGTCACGCAGATAGCGGTCGCATACGGCACGCCAGCAAATGAGCTTTGGATGCGCGGTCGATATGTCGGCACATGGGCAAGCTGGGTTCGTTTTCTTAATTCCAGCAACTACAACGAATTCGCTCCTACAAAAACTGGCGGCGGCGCGAGCGGAACGTGGGGCATTCGGATTACCGGCTTTGCGAATCAAGGGTCGCCTAGGCTTTATTCGACAGATGGCACTTATAACTACGACTCTGGCGCACCTTACTACGGCTATTTAACGTACAACTCGACGGCTAATCGCTGGCGTTTTAAGGTTTCGCCAGCAACACCTGATGCAGTCGAGGTTGCTTACGCAGATGCGTCCGGGTCTGTCAGCAGTATCACCAGCGGACAGGTGACAACCGCCCTCGGATATACGCCTTACAACTCGACCAATCCCAACGGGTACATCACAAGCTCTGCCCTGTCGAGCTATCTGCCGTTAAGCGGTGGCACGTTAACCGGATCGCTGAACACGCAATATGTCTCCGTTAAAGCGGGAGCTGGCATATATCTTTATCGTTCGGATAACACGGCGTATACAAACTGGGACGCTCGCGCTGATGGCAACCAGGCGGTGCCGCACAAGTACACATTCCACCCGACGCACGGATATGGCGCGTATAAGGAAAACTGGTGGGATGGCGATAGCTATCACTCGCTGCAAGTAACCTCGAACGTCTTACAGTACGACGGAAGCACCGTTTTACACGCAGGAAACTACAGCGGCTACGCGCTTCCATTAAGCGGCGGGACGTTGACTGGCACTTTTACTGTCAACACCAACGCGAATCAAGTCGCCTATTTCCAATCACCAAATCCGAATACATGGGTAGATTTAATATCGACCGCAGGAACTTGGTCGATGGGAGCGACAAGCGGTAATCGGTGGGCAATTTACAATAGAACTGGCACAAATGGTTTGCGCTTCGAGGTAGACACATCGGCGGCGTATGTGAACAGCAACGTCGTTCTTCACGCTGGAAATTACAGCAGCTACGCTCTCCCGTTAAGCGGCGGCACAATCACCGGCACATTAAACATCAACGGCGGCGGATCGCAGCCGCTAAACCTTACGACCAGTAGCAGCAGCCCGTGGGGCTTCGGACTCACGAGAAGCGATGCCGGTGTATCAAGCAAGATTTTCTTGCACAACGGCAGCGGAAGCTGGGCTTGGGTATACGAACACAACCCAGTTTTCTATAACGGCGGTGCATATAGCCAATTTCTGCACAGCGGTAACTACACAAGCTACTCGCCAACTTTAACCGGAGGCGGCGCGAGCGGAACGTGGGGAATCAACGTCACAGGAGCTTCGGGATCGGCGCCACTCCTTTCTGCACTCGGACTCTACGTCTGGAGCGCGTCAACACTTCCGACAGGGTACAACCAAGGAATTCAATGTTCATTTGTGTATGGCGGCTGGCCGAGTTACGGCTCTGTGATGACGATGAATACATACAGCGGAGGCGGTGGCGCGCTTCAGCTTTATGTTCCATACAGCCCGACATATGGCGGGACAGGTCTTCAGGTTCGATTCGGTAACTACGACGTTTCGTCGGGTAATTCCTGGACGTCTTGGAAAACGCTTTTAGCGAGTGACAACTACAGCAGCTACGCGCTCCCGCTTTCTGGCGGAACAATGACAGGGACGATCTACAGCAACGCCTCGTCGTTAATTATTGGGCAGCAGGGCGGCTCTATCCGCGGGTATGTTTATAACGACTCTGCCGGAATCGGCTTCCTGACAAACGGCGGCGCGTGGGCCGCATACGTTCCGCTCGGGACGAACAACTGGCAAGTCAACGGCAGCATGACTGCATCGGGCAACGTCACCGCCTACTCGGACGAGCGAGTAAAGGCTAACTGGCGAACGCTGGACGACGGTTTTGTCGTCAAGCTCGCAAGCGTCAAGTCGGGAATCTACGACCGCACCGACATCGAAATCACCCAGGCGGGCGTCTCGGCGCAGTCGCTTCGACAGGTCTTGCCCGAGTCGGTCATTGAGTCAGACGATGGCGATCTGTCGGTCGCATACGGCAACGCCGCGATGGTCTCTGCGGTCGAGCTCGCGAAGGAGCTCGTAGCGCTCAAGCATAAAGTCACCGAGCTCGAGGCTCGGATTCACTAGGAGCATTCAGAATGGCTATCGAATACACGCTAAAGATCAACGCGGTCCGAGTTCATAACGTCGGCGAATTGCAAAACGTAGTGAAGGAGGTCGACGTTACGCTCAAGGGCACCGACAGCGGGTGCAGCTTCGAGCTCCCGATCTCGGTCAACGTCGGCGATCCGGCTCCCGAGAATTTTGTCGACTTCTCGCAGCTCACTCCCGCAGAGGTTGAGGCCTGGGTGTGGGTCCAGGAGGATCAGCTCTCCCCGTACAAAGCGCACATCGCCTACGTCGTCGCGAAGGAAGTCGAAAAGGCCGCGCTCGAGCAGAAGCCTCTCCCCTGGGCTCCGGCTCCAGAAGCTCCCGCAGCACCGGCTGACGTCGCGGCCTAATGCCTCTCGTCTCTTCCGGGGAGATCTCGATCGGCGGATCGACGACCGATCGCTCGATCAACCTCGAGCTCGGACGATCGGCGACGGCGACCTCCAGTCTTAACGAGTCGGCGCTGCGAACGCTGGCCGGAGTCGCAAGCGGCGCGATCTCGCTCTCGAACTTCTACGGGAAGTCGAACGCTAGCGTCGCGATCTCAAACCAGAGCGCGCAAAACCTATCCGCGGCTGGAAGCGGTGGAACGGCGACAGCGACTTATCGTCTGAACAGTAACGGCGGCGCGTATCGCACCAACATAAACGGGACTCTCGTTTCAATTAACGGAGAGTGGCTCGTCTCGGGGTCGGCGTCGCTGTTCGAGGTTTATGCAACGTGGTCGGGTTCGGGCGGATCGGTCGGCGGAACGACTGGATCTTGGATCAACCTCTCGACGACTCGCGACTGGACATTGACCGTGACGAACAACTTCGTCGTCCGATCGTTAGCGATAGAGATTCGGCTCGCATCGAGCGGGTCTGTACTCGATACCGCGACGATCGAGTTTGAGGTCGACAGCGCGCCGTGATGTTTTTGAAAAGTCACAACTCGGAGATCTTGTGAACAACGTCTTGAAGTTTGAACTCACCGCCGAAGAGGCGAACGTCGTCCTGGCATCGCTCGCGAAGCAACCCTTCGAGGTCGTCGCCGGACTCATCGACAAGCTGCAACGCCAGGCGCAACCGCAGCTCGCACCGAAGGCAGAAGGAGCTGATCCGGCTCCTTGATGAAACAGGCCGCGTCCGACTTCGAGACCGGCTCGGAGGTTAGATGAGCGGCCTATACGTCCAGAGCGACTACTGGCTCTTCGGCTATGCCGTCGGCGATACGCTGTACGGCACGGCCGCAGGGTCGGCGACTGTCACCGGCACGCTTCGTCCGAAGATTTACTCGCCTGGCGCGAGTGTCGGAACGGCAACCGTCCAGGGTGACATCGACGCGATCGGTCGTCCGATCGCAAGCTCCGCGGGTTCGTCGACAACGTCGGCAACCTCTCGAGCATTCGCCAGGGCGACCGGCTCCGCTGATGGAACCGGCGCGACCTCCGCCTCGATCAGCGCGCAGGGCTCCTCGAGCGCAAGCTCGACGGGATCTGCAACGGTCGACGGCGCGGTCATTGCGTCGGGGCCGATCTCTGCCTCCTCGAGCTCGAGCTCCACGGTAACTGCCGACGGCTCCGGGCGTATCGAAGGCGAGGGCGCTGCTGCGGGGACGGCTACGGCCGCGGCCGATGTCCAGGCGCGCACCGGACTCGACGCCTCGAGCTCGGGCAGCGCGTCCGTCTCGGGCGATGCGTTCGCAACCGGCCAGGCATCCGGCCAGGCCGAGGGCTCGGCGACGGTCACCGGCTCCGGGACCGCCAGGTTCTCGAGCCGCGGCGAAACGTCCGGCACCTCGACGGTCGACGGCTCAATCCAGGGCGTCTTCCCGGCTAATGGGGCGGCGCAGGGGGCGAGCACGATCGCGGGGGATGTTCTCGCCTACGGTCTGGCAGATGCCGCCTCTGCGGGCTCTGCGGCGGCGAGCGGCGACATCCTGGCGACCGCTACGGCCGAGGGTGCTTCGAGCTCCTCGAGCTCGGTGTCCGGCGACATCCTGGCAACCGCCCAGGGCTCCGGCTCCGCCGAAGGCCTGGCGACGGTTGAGGGCTCCGGGCAGCGGAAGATCTCCGCACCTGGCGCGGCGATCGGCTCCTCGAGTTCGAGCGCGGTCATCCTGGCATTCGCTCCGGCGGATGGCTCGATTGCAGGCGACGCGACAGTCAGCGCCGAGGCGCGCGCCTTCGCGATGGGCTCCGGCTCGATCGCGGGCGACGCCACGGTCGCGGCCTCCCTCGACGGTCGCTCGACCGTCCAGGGCGCCGCCTTCGGCGACAGCACCGTCTCGGATGTCCCGGCCTACGGGCGCGGCGCGGTCGACGGCAACGATAGCGGCACCTCAAGCGCGAGCGCTTCGATCCTCGCCTACGGTCGCCAGGTCGGCGACGCGGCGGGCGAGGCGAGCTCGATTGTCACGCTCTACGGACGCGGGCCGATCCTGGGCCTGGTGTACGGCACGGCCGAGCTGGAGGGGCAAGCGCGCGGGCGCGGCTCTGTCGACGGCAACGCAGAGGGCGATGCGACCGTCAGCGGACGGATACGCAATCGCACCTTCACGCCGGACTCGCGCGAGCTCAAGGTTCCGTTCCAGGATCGCCGCGAAATTATTCCGCAGCGCTCGACGCTCAAGGTCGGCGCTGACAGTTCGATCGAGGTCGAGGCGGAAGGCCGCACGATCAAGGTCTCACGAAACAACAGGAGAATCGCTGCATGACGATCATCGCGGCATTCACGAAAGATCCGAACTCGACGATCGACTTCGAGGTCGACTGGAATCCCTGGCTCAACGGGGACACGGTCACGACCTCCGCCTGGGAAGTTCCCGCAGCGCTGACGATCGTCTCCGAGGGCGTAACGTCCAGCGTGACGCGCGCGTTCCTCTCGGGGGGAGTCGCCGGAGCGGACTACCTCATCACGAACCGCGTGACGACTCCAGGCGGACGCATTGAAGACCGCTCGGTCCTGGTACAGGTGCGACAACTATGAACCACACCCTGATCACGGCTCCGACGGGTGAGCCGGTAACGGTCGAAGAGGCGCGCTCACATTGCCGCATCGACGGCAACCAGGACGACGAAATTCTCTTCGCACTCACGAAGGCCGCGCGCGAATACGCCGAGGCCTACACCGGGCGCTCGTTCGTGAATACGACCTGGGAGCTCCAGGTCGACCAGTTCCCGCTCTACTTTCAGCTCCCGAAAGCGCCGCTCGCAAGCGTCACTTCGATCACATATATCGACGTCCAGGGAAACACGCAGACGCTCGCAGCGAACACCTACCAGGTCGTCAACGACGCGGGTCCGTTCGCGCAACCTGGCAAGATCTTCCAAGCCTATAACCAGACCTGGCCGAGCTCTCGAGGTCACATCAACGACGTCCGCATCCGCTACGTCGCAGGCTACGGTGCGCCGACGGATGTGCCGCCAGCGATCAAGGCGGCGATCAAGCTGATGATCGCGCACCTTTACGAGAACCGCGAAGCGACGCTCACCGGGACGATCGTCACAGAGTTTCCGCTCGGGTTCACCGCGCTCCTGTCACCATTCAAGGTGTTCTGATGCAGGCGGGGCGCCTTCGACATCGAGTCACCGTTCAGCGGGCGACCGACGCGATCGACCAGTACGGAGACCAGACGCCGACCTGGACGGCGCTCGGTACGGTCTGGGCGTCCGTCGAACCGCTCAACGGTCGCGAGTATTTCGCCGCCGCGCAGATGCAAAGCGAGATCTCGACGCGCATCGTCATCCGTCCGATCTCGGGCGTGACGCTCACGCCGAAGGATCGCGTCAAGTTCGGCTCGCGTTACTTCGACATCCAGTCGGTGATCAACCGCGACGAGCGCAACCGCGAGCTCCAGCTCCTTTGCGTCGAGAGGTTCGTCTAGTGCCAATCGTCACCGACATCAAAGTCGAGGGACTGAAGGAGTTCGAGGCGCGAATGCTCGAGCTTGATGCTCTGGCCGCAAAGCGACTCCTCACTCGCGCAACCCGTCGCTCGCTGATTAAGCTTGAGCGCCAGGCAACCGCCAACGCCGAGAGCTTCGCGCGATCCGGGGCGCTCGCCGAGTCGATCA